CTTCCTTTTGCATCTACTGTAATTGATGAATTTGTATAACTAGCTGCTGATACTCCAGAGTTAGCTAGCGTTAATGCTCCGCCAGATGCGATTGTTGCATCACCTGACATTGCAGATTCTTCATAACTTGTTCCATCTCCTATTAATATTTTACCTGATGTTACATCAGGCATTATTAGTTTAGATCCTACAGTTAAATTTCCATTTGCATAATTAGATATGGTGTTTGCAAAATTACCCATGTAGCTGTGTGAAGAACACTGGTAGTATAAAATATTTGGTGTGTTAGCATCTACTGCTATTTGTGTATATGCTCCAGACGATCCAGCTGTACCATTAGTAGTTACACCTGTTGTGTAAGCTGTAGATTTATCTGCCTCTAAATAAAATCTTAAAGGGTGTCCTGAGTTACTAGAATCAGCTTGATCAAATCTATAGTAATATTTATACGATGAATCTGCACCTGAAAATGTAATTGCAGGTGATTCTAATCCATCAAAAAAATATGCACTTGAAGATCCTTGACCTGAATATGGGTGAGCTGTTGTTTTAGTACCAACTTTAACTGTAATTATTTTTGGCGCTGATGAAGAACCATACTCTTCTGGTTTAGGTAAACTAATCTTTGCACCAGGCACTGTACAGAATACTTCTGTTGCACCTGCAAAGTTTACGGCAGCATCACTATTAGAACTGGAGATAATATTAGTTCTAGCAAGTGTACTTGCTCCGCCATTTAAAGTTCCAAAACCAACTTCAAAGTTATTTGTTCCTGTTTCAAAGATACAGTAATAAGTAGTGTTGCCTCCACCGATACCAGCAGAAAAAGTTTCAAAACCTGAAACTGCTCCACCTAGTGTAAACGTTCCTGTTCCAGTAGTTGCACTGGATTCTTTTACCCTATCGTTTAGTTTAAACGCCATTTAAAATCCTACGATGTTAAACTGATAATTGCATTACTAGCAGTAGAAGGATCAGGAAACGAAATAGTGAAGTCACCATTCGTTGCTGTCTTACTTCCACCAAAATCTAAAACTACACACAACTTATCACCTTGGTCATCATTATATATCGCTGCAAAAGCTGCAGTGAATGTTGCGCTTGACCACGTTACATCTGCAAAGTCTACAGATGTAGTAGCAGTTGTAGCTACAACAGCTTGACTACCAAGATCTTTTCTAACATAGTTTGAACTACCTGCAGAAGAAACTTCATTAGTAGTTAAAGCAACTGTGCTAGATGTTGAGTAAGGATTAGATGTGTATAATGCTATTTTAAAAGTATCTCCGCCATTCGCAAAGTTATGCGTTCCTGACATCAATTCACCTTTAAAAGAAAACGGTACTACGTTTGCCATATTTTATCTCCTTAGTATTATGATGGTGATTCAGATTTTAAAGGAGTACGAATAGCACCATCTTGCCATTCGTCTCTACGTCTTCGACCTTGTTGTTCGATCGCATACGATTGTAAAGCTTTTTCATATGCTTGTGAATAGTATTGTAGCATATCTACAGGACCTTTCAAGTACCCATATGCTTCTACCAGACAAGCGTATAAAAGTAAATCCTGATATTTATTACTTGTAAAAGTTCCATTAGTAGCTGCTGGAGCTGCTGTAGGTTGTGTAGTATTAGTAATACTAATTGGTTGTTTAGTATAAGCTAAAGTAATTTCAAAAGTAGCATTTGGTGTAGGTGCAACTACCCAAAAAGTAGCATCCCAATTACCATAATATTTTGGAAGTCCAGACGCTGTTCCAGGAGTATTATAATATTCAGCCATAAAACTAGTATCTCTTTTATCTAAGAATACTTGATTTCCAGAACTATCTTTTAATTGAACATATCTAATAAATCTTAAATCAGATGGTATAGTTACATATCTATTTCCAGAAACTAAGTTAGATGTAGCATAAAATCTATTATCATCAGAATCTGCATCTCTATAAATTTTATTTTCTGCATTTTTAATAACAGTTGTTAATAAAGTATTAGATAATACAGAGTCATCTACTTCTGTATAGTTTCTAATATCATCTTGTAAATTTGCTAAAGTGTAAGCCATTATGGTGTTAGAGTAACTGGTCCTGCAGTTACAAACATTCCTCCTGATTTTTCTGTTACAGTTGCATTGCTTCCACAATCAAAGCTATAACTATTTATATCAATAACTGTTATACTAAATCCTGAAGTATTTTCAAATAAAGAATACACCAGGCCTCCTGGGCTTCCATTTACATTTCTAAATACAACAGTATCACTTGATGATCTTCCATGTGCAGGTTCTGTTACAATTACTATAGAAGATCCTGAAGTTAAACTTAAAGGATTTCCTGGTAATAAATTTTCTGTAGCAGGTTCAGTTCTATCCGGTCTTGCATTTGATAAACCTTGCGGATCACCTGTAAATCTTGTTGGTTGAATCTGTGGTTGTTTAGATTCAAATTCTGAGTTGTGAACAAAACTTCCATCCCATTCAGTTACCATTTCATTATAAGGAAATGCCATACCTGATCTATCGGATATTGCTTGTGCATATTTTCCTCTAGATAATTTTGCCATTATACGCTCGGGTAATAAGTTTTAGGTGTAATAAATGAACTAGATGAAGAACCATCTTCTTGTAAAGCTCTTTGTAGTTCATCTTCATATAACATTTTTAACATTTGAATTTTTTCTGGTGCATATTTAACAGCTAGATAATATGCAAGTCCAGCTACCATACATGGTACAAATCTGTAAGGTACATCTGCATCGTTAGTATAGTCTCCGGCATCTTGGATTCTTTTTACATAATAGTAATTAAAAAACTTACCTGCTTGATCAGATCCTGGAGTTAAATATAAAGTAACAGTTATCTTATCAATAAATCTTTGAACAAAATATTGAGTAGGTTGACCTGTAGAAGTTTTATTTGATAAAGCTTGATAAGTAGATCTACTTATTTTTGTAAGAGGTGTATCTACATTAGATGAGTTTCTATAACTAGCTTCTAAAATATCATCTACACCATAAACTGCTGTAGCACTGGAAGTTCCATCTCCTGTAGATCTAAACATAGTATAAACAGATTGATTATTAACTAATGTAATTGAGTTGTTTGCAATTTCCCAATAATGCAAACCTCTATTAGACCATTCTTGAAACATTATATTTAAAGAACGTCTTGCGCCTTTTAATTGATATCCTGAAACACCTTGTATTCCAATTCTTTCATAAGATTCTTCTACTATATCTGAAATAGAAAAACCTTTTTCAAAAATTGTAGTTCCAGAGGTAGTGTTAGCCATTTAGCCTCCTAGCCAGTATATCCGATAGTAACAGATCCTGTTCCAGTTACATCTGCATAGATAGTATTTTGAAATCTAATTCCGTTTCCAGGTATATACATATCTAATCCTTCACTTCCAAAAGTAGATTCAAATACAATAGCTCCAGATGCAGTCGCTGCATCATAAAGTTTTATATTAGTAACTCCTGTAGCTTGAATATATGTAACTCTAGATGGTCCAATATTAGTTGATCCACCTGAAGCAGTTTTTACCTGTCCGTCAGCTGTAAGTGTTGTAAATTTTTGGTCTGATGACATATTGTTTTCTCCTATTAAATTTATGTGGACCCGAAGGTCCACACTAAATTAATTATTACGCTATTGTTGCACCTTGAACTGAAGTAGCAATCCAACCAATAGTACTATTCCAAACTAAAGTAGCCGATTCAGCTACTGCATCGAACGTAATTGTAGTTCCGTTTGCAAAAGTTACTGGAGTTAAAGTTCCATCTCCACCATCAACAATCATGTTAATGATTTTAACTTGTCCTGAAGTTGTACCATCAGCTAAAGTTAATGCATTAGCTCCAGTAGTAGTTAGCTCAGTTACCAAGTTAGTTAAATCAACTGCACCTGCTCCTGATAAAGATTGAACACCACCTCTAATAGCTTTTCCATAAGCTGCATTAGATGTGATTGCACCTGTATCTGCGTTTTTTGTTATAGATTCAAAACCGTTTTCTGATCGAACCGGTCCTGTAAATGTAGTATTTGCCATAATTATATCCTCCTAGTTTACGAACATAGTCTCTAGGCCGTCGACTATACGCGTCTATGTTCTGATTTAATTGTATAGTTATTATTTTATATACTAGTTTTGAGTAGAGTGCAAGAAGTCCTACAGTGCGGAGTGGAATTTTTCCAACGATGTAGCTTTTGTTTAAGTAGCTACTGAAACTTCAGGAGCAGAACTTTCAACAGTGTTCTGTAAGTGAGCGATTCTAGCTTCTTCTAGCTTGATGTCTGTGATGATCTGTTTGACTTTATCGTCAATTCTAACCATCTCAAGAGTATATCTATCGTTAGACAGATGCTCCTGTTCCCACTTCAACTCCAAGGACCTTTTTTGTTTGTATAGGTCTTGTATCATCTATAACCTCCTCATAGGTTATTCTGTATTTATCGGAAGCAAATACTTTA